ACACCATCAGAATTAGAATGGCTAAATGCTGAAGCAAACGATCCAGATGGTTGGTATAACACCATGAGGTCTCCATATGGTGGAAACACTAAAAATAAATTCTTAGGATACATACCAGACTATGATGAGAATGGAAACATGCTTGTTCCTACAGAGCATTCAAAATGGAAGGACAGAGGACCTACTAAACACATAGAAAGAAGAATAGAGGCTGTTGTACCTAAATATTTTGGTGGAGCTGGTGCCCTTCAGTCTTTCTTTGAGGTTCCTGATGAACAAATTTTTCAAGAAACTGGAAGAAAAGATATTGATTATGCAATGCCATGGCATTATGAAAGAGATGATAGTGACTCAGAAGATCAGCAAACGACTATTGTAGAAAATTCAAAAACACAAGGAAAAAGAATCAATAGTAATGGAAAAATATCAGCTTCCTTTAATGTTTATATTAATGATAATTTTGATGGTGGAATATTAGAATTTAAAAATAAAGATTACGTTATAAAGCCAGAAGTTGGTATGTTGGTCAATATTCCTATATACAAAGAGTTTGAGCATAGAGTCACGAAGGTTACAAATGGCAATAGACACACTATATATGGAAGATCTTGGGATAGAGAAGATGGTAAATACCTTTCTACCAATGAGGACTGCTGAATGGAAAAAAGAATACTCAAGAATGGGTCAGAAGCAGATTCATTTGAAAAGCCAGTTGATCTTATCATACACACGAAGTGTCCAGAAAAATGGAAGCTTATTGATTTAGAAACAGGTGAAGAGTATCTTGGATCTGAAATAGGAACAGATTTTGCAGAAATACTGAGAGAAAAAGTTAAGATTAATAAGATAGGTACTTGGGTAAAAACTAAAGGCAAACAATAGGATTTGACATACACTCATAGTACCTATATAATTAATATATGAGTATAGGCAATGGTGTGTAAATGCCAAAAGAACCTAAAATTATGCAGATGGACTGGAAAGCTTTGGGATATGAGAGGGAGTATAAAGATGGCAAACTCAGATGGGTACCTCAACAAGATAACAAAGACAGAAAAGACAAAGATACTTCCTCTTAGATGGATTGGTAATATCTGTAGTAATATTGCTACTAGGAGTTTGCTTAAAGCTTTTTATTTAGATGAGCAGGGCAGTTATGGATACCGTTTCAAATTCCACAGCAAAGTTTGGGTTACACTTAATAAACCATATGAGCGTTGGGGTACATACTATACAATTGATACAAGCAAGTGGAATAAAAAATGAGACAGCCTATTCACGGTGCATTTGAATCATATCTGCAACCAGATAGTGGTACATGGAACTGGAATGAATCGTTACAGGCTTGGGAAGAATTAGATAATTATAAGCTACAAGAAGCTTTAACTATTTCTGGATATCCAAGAAGTGGAAACACATTTATTAATCATGCATTTTTTAAGATGTATGATTTTGCTCACATTAACTTCAATCGTCATACTGTAAAGAGTATTGCAGAAAGAGATCACACTTTTGTTCCTTTTAGACACCCGCTTGAAGCAATAAGTTCTTGGCACATATATCAGCAGGTACATTTTTTAGATGTAAGGTTTATTGAAAACGATATCAAATTTTACAATAGGTTTCATGAACAAGCATTAGCAATGAAAGATAAGATAACTTTTCTTGACTTTGATCTATTTAAAAATAACACAAAATATTTAGAGGATAAGGTTTCTCATATATACAATGTTTCTGCAATGCCAGTAGAGGCTAATGAGGTAAAAGAATTCATGGCTCATAGAAGACTGACTCTAAATATCCCACGTAATGATGATGAAACTAAGCAAGAGGTAATGTATTTTGTAGAGAAGCAAGAATTGTACAAAATATCTTTAGATCTTTACAATCAAATCAAAAAATTATCTAATTAGCTATAAGCGATTTATCTGCCTATTTACAAACTCTAAGAACTTTCCTGTTAGTAAAGTAAAACCTAGCTCTGGTTTAGAATTAACACACTCTGCACTAACCAAATACTTTGCCCACTCCTTAACTGCAGCCTTATTCTTGCCAGAAGTGTCTGCCAGAAGGTAGGATACAATACCTAGAGGGTATGCTCCAGGTTCTTTGGTTGCATAGTCGTATGTAAGTATGTTGTTTGAGTCAACTGATGCTTCTCCTAAGAAGGCTGACACATTTGCACTGTCTGGTGCTACGAAATTACCAGATGCATTTCCTATGTTTGCCACCTTAAGATTAAAGAACTTAGCAAATGATACCTCTGCATATGTAATAGAATACTTAGTTTTTGATGCCAAAGTTGCTACACCCTGTGACTGATTTGCACCAACAATTCTTCCCATATTACCAATATCGTTTATTCCCTTTGGGAATGATGTTGAGAATGAATCAGATACAGCTTTTGTCCAAACCTCTGGAGAGTTTGCCTTCATAAATCTAACAAAGTTATTTGTTGTTCCAGAGTTATCAAGTCTAAAGACTACCTTTATCTTTTGGTTTGGTAGTGTGTAAACAATGCTCTTGGTAGCAGTTCTTAGGATTACGGGATTCCCAGACTTATCCTTAACTAGATTGCCAAACTTATCTTTTCTATAAATAACTTCTTTAATCTTTCTATTGTTATCAGCCTTAATAGCAGGATCATTCCACATTGTTATTTCTCCCGCAAAAATCTTAGCTACTGTAGTTGATGATAAATATAGCTGTCTGTTTCCTGGGATATTGTGCATCACTGCGATAGGTGCTGCAACGATTGGAATGTGGATTACTGATGGCTTCTTTGTTGATGCTGTGTGTGCAGAGTCTGAGAACCAGAAATCTCCAATGCCCTTATCAGATGAAGTCTTACCAGCACCAGATCCGTTTGCTGAATATGTAACAATGTTTCCTGTTGACTTGGCATAAGATGATCTGCATTCATCAATAAGGTTTGCTGGAAAAGATGCTCCATTACCAACAATATTTTCTGCTGCAAAAGCAGGGGTAGAAATAGATAGAGCAGCAACGACTGCTATTAGGATAAGTTTAATTCTCATAATAACAGTATATAGTAAATAAACTATATTATGACAAATAATAGGCTCATTTAACCAAGTGTTCACCTGATGTTCTACTTGACTTGAACATAGATAAAGTGTATACTTGGTATATGAGCAAAGACAAAAGAATACTTAAAGATGGATCAGAGGTTGATTCATTTGATAGGCCAGTTGATTTAATTATACATACCAAGGCCCCAGAAAAATGGAAATTAGTTGACATGGAAACAGGCGAAGAATACCTTGGATCTGAAATAGGTACTGACTTTGCAGAAATATTAAGAGAAAAAGTTAAGATAAATAAAATAGGCACTTGGGTAAAAACCAAGGGCAAGCAGCTTGACTAATACCTGACTTTAAGGTATACTGAATATATGGAACAATGGATGAACGACTATGCATCTTGGGTGCTTGTTATCAGTGGTGCAGCAGCAATGTTTACCATTGGTCGTAAAAAGCGATGGGGATGGCTTTGGTTTATATTTAATGAGTTTATGTGGACAGCATACGCCCTGATTACAAAGCAGTATGGCTTTATACTTGGCGCTATACTCTATGGTGTAGTTGGAGTTAAGTCATACATTAGATGGAAAGAATTATCATTAGACAAACATTCATGGAATAAGTTTTTAAGATTGGTATGGTCACGCAATGATTAATATGGAGATACCTGACCCATTTCAAACCTTTGTAGCCAAGAAGTATGCTAACGCCAAGGGTTATGTGCATGACTTCTTTACTGGAGAGTGGTCTTACAAGTGTTTAACTTGTAAAGATGATCTTTATGCTCCATCCCGCAAAATTATGACAAAGATTCGTTTATACCATACAAGAAATGAGTGCACAGGTGGATACTGAAGAAGAGTTTGACTTAGAGTTTACTGTTGAAGAAATGATTAATATTTATGGTATTAATAGTCTTGAAGATTTAGATAGGATTAACTAATGTCATTATGTATGATAGCAATACTTTTAACAGTACCGTCTTTTTTATTGGGATACTTTATATCGTACCTAGTAATGACTGTTGGAATTAAGCAAGACAAAGAATAGTGGTATTAGCTCCAGTAGCTCAGTTGGTTAGAGCCCCAAACTCATAATTTGGTCGTCGTAGGTTCAAGTCCTACCTGGTGCACGAGATCTTTTATAGATCTACTTATATAAGGAGAATAAATGAAAACTGTAGGAGAAAAACTTGGTAACTTTGCCGTTACTGGAGTTAAGCCTGGGGCATTGTCTTATGATGATTCCTCATTTGAAGTACTAACGCAAGATTCTTTTCCAGGCAAATGGAAGATCATTGTGTTTTATCCAAAGGACTTTACATTCGTATGTCCGACAGAAATTGTTGCATACGATGCACTTGTAAATGATTTCAATGATCGTGATGCAGTATTGATGACTGGATCAGTTGATAATGAATTCTGTAAGGTTGCATGGAGAAATGCACACGATGACCTAAAGAAGACAAACTCATGGGCATTTGCAGATACAGCACATCAGTTGGCTGGAGATCTAGGCATTCATCATTCATCTGGTGTTACATATCGTGCAACATTTATTGTTGATCCAGAGAATACCATTCAGCACATTACGGTAAATAACCTTGATGTTGGTCGTAATGCAGATGAGGCACTTCGTGTGCTTGATGCACTACAAACAGGAGAGCTTTGTGCATGCAACAGACCTCTTGGAGGAGAGACTCTATAATGTCTTGGGTTGATCAGCTTAAGGACAATCTTCCAGAGTATGCAAAAGACATTAAGTTAAACCTTGATGCAGTAATTAATAGATCATCTATTGATTCTGAGCATGCCACATATCTTGCTCTTGCAGCTGCCTTTTCAACTGGAAACGGTAAGCTTGTTGCTTTCATTACAGCAAGTGCAACTGATGAGGTAGAAAGAAATGCTGCATTGACTGCTGGTGCAATCATGGCACAAAACAATGTTTGGTATCCATATTTAGAAATGGCAGATGATGCTAATCTTACTGGATTACCAGCACAACTTCGTATGAATGCAATTGCATCTCATGGTGGTACAACAAAGGGAAAGTTTGAGGCATACTCTCTTGCTTCATCTATTGTTGGTAAGTGCCACTTCTGTGTTAAAGCACACTATGAAACATTGAAAGAAGAAGGCTATACTATTGAGCAGTTGCGTGATATCGGAAGAATTGCAGCAACAGTTAATGCATTAGCAAAGATACTTTCAGCTTAGAAAAAGTCCTGGGTATGACTAAAACTGCCCAAAATGCGAAAGTAACTCAATGGTAGAGTACTACCTTGCCAAGGTAGATGTTGCGAGTTCAAATCTCGTCTTTCGCTCCAATTTAATATGCACCAGTAGCCAAGTTGGTTAAGGCATCAGTCTTATATACTGAAGATCGTAGGTTCAAGTCCTGCCTGGTGTACGCCCCTATAGCTCAGCGGAAGAGCGGACGGCTTCTACCCGTTAGGTCGGAGGTTCAAATCCTTCTAGGGGCACTTTCTTATATAAATATCTGCATACATATTTTCTTGCAGAGCAAAACCAATTACTTCCCAATCCTTGTTATCATTGAGAAATTCACAAACTACTTCAATAACACCATAATCAACACCGTGATCCTGATCAACTATGTAATCATTGAATCCAATAATTCCACCTTCTGCCAATAATGCAAGGGAATTAATAAGGTCAGCCCTGCAATGCTCATAGTCATGGTTAGCATCTATGTATACATAATCAAATTTCTTATCAAGTGTTGGCATTATTTTTTCGCTATACCCTTGGTGATAAGTAATAGTCTTAACATTCTTAAATCTATTTTTTACAAAATCAAAATGTCCTGCTTTATTAAATCTGTTACAGTCAGGCCAATCGTTAGCCTTAAACACGTCTACAAGGTCAATAGAGGCTGGATTAACTTCTTTTATAAGTACTTCTGCATAGTCTCCAGCAAGCGTGCCTATCTCAAGTATCCTTGATCCTTTTGGAATATGCTTTGCAAATTCTTCCTTGCTAGTAAAAAGTCTTGCATTATTAAGCTGTTCTTGTGATATAGTTTTAATAGGCATAAGCCTAGTATATCAGAGTCTCTAGTGTATAATGATATGTATGGGGTATCCAAATTGGTTTAATATAAGCGCCGTGAAATATTTTAATTTAATCTTGCCACGCAGGTTTGCAGGTAAGCCCTTAATAGACTTTCTACAAATAGGTGCATACACTGGAGATGCTAGCCAGTGGATGTTAGATAATATACTTACAGATCCAACCTCATGGCTTACTGATGTTGATACCTGGTCTGGGTCTGAAGAAGAAGTACACAAGAAATTTGACTGGAATGAACTTGAACAGTTTTATGATAGCAGAATGTCTGCTTATACAAATGTATGTAAAGTTAAAGGGTACTCTGAAGAGTTCCTTAATACCGCTGAAAAATCACACTATGATTTTATATACATAGATGGCGATCATACTGCACATGGAGTATATACAGATGCAATACTTGGCTGGGATAAGCTAAAAATTAATGGGATAATGGCATTTGATGACTATCTATGGCAACATGATACATACCAAGAACACCTTAGACCTAAGCCAGGAATAGATAGGTTTTTACAAGAGCATAGTGGTAAATATCAGATACTGATTATGGATGAGCAAGTTTGGATATTAAAACATGAGTAAGCTTAAAGGGTTTGGGCCAACGTATGTTATAAATCTTAAAGACCACACTCATAGATTAAGCAGTGTAAAAAAGCAGTTTGATAAATACGGAGTAACTGATTATACTATTGTTGAAGCAGTTGATGGTAGGAAAAGCGATCTTTCTGATCAAATATCTGGAAAGTATCCTAAGTTAAAACCATCAGAAATTGGCTGCATTATGTCTCACATCAAAACAATTAATCTCTGGTTGAATACATCTAATAGTGAGTACGCCATTATAATGGAAGATGATTTTAGTTTTGATACTGTTGAGCATTGGTCATGGGACTGGGAATATGTAATTAAAAATCTACCCAAAAGGTGGGACATTATCCAGCTAATAATGATTAAGAATCAGCCAGTTAAGTTTAGCCTTCATAAAAAAGAAAAATATAATGTCAACACAAGAGCTTCATATGAATGGTCAACTGCATGCTACATAATTAATAGAAAGTATGCAGAGTCAATTGTTAAATCTCATACATTTGAGGATAAATATGTTCTTAAAAGCTACGGATTACCAAATCAAGCAGCTGATGTTATTTTGTATAGTCTTGGTGAAGCATACTCTATGCCACTATTTACTCACATACTAGATCCTAAAAACTCAATCAATAAAAACCATGAGGACTTTCATTTAAAATCCAGCAACTATATAAACAAGTGGTGGGAAAAAAATGGTAGGCTTTACTCTAAAGAACAGTTCTTTAATATTAATGAAGGTCTGAATTTTAAAATTGATAAACCAAACATATGCTTTAAGATATTTCATAATGAAGAAAATACTGAAATAATGAAAAAAAGAAACATACTTACTAAGCGTGCTACAGACCAGCTTATAAAAGACTTTGATAATTTTGATACACCAACCATTATGATGAGAAGTATTGAAGACATACAATCATTCTATAAAGACGCAGCAATTAAAGTTGACCCAAAAGGATGGCTTGAAGAAGGGTGGAAGCCTGGGGAGCTTGGAATTTGGGCAAGCAACTATACAGCATGGGCAAACTTTGCTAACTCTAAATATGACCATATAATATTAATGGAAGATGATATACAGCTTTCAAAAGATTTTAGTCAAAGACTATACGAATACATAGATGAGCTGCCAGAGGACTGGGATGTATTCACTGTCTATGTTCCACCTACTGGTAATATTAGATATAAAAAAGATGGAAAACATTTAGACGTTGGAAAGAAAAATGTTTGTAAGGTTTATCAGTCTTGGTCATGCTTATGCTATGTTGTAAGCAAGTCTGGTGCAAAGAAGCTGCTTGAAATGGTAAAGACTCCAGTATCAAGACCAATTGATCACTATCTATTTTATAATGAAGAACTAAATGTGTATGCTATTAAATACAACAGAGCAAACATTTGTAACATATATTCAACAACATCAACTGTTCAGCATACAAAAAAGCAAGACATGACTGGCTATCTTTAAACAAACTTATTGTAAAAATATTCTATTGCAGAGCCTTTAGGAAGTTCATTTTTGTCAATGCCTTCTCTATTTAAAAATTGATTCCAGATCTGCAGTGTATGAGAGTATTTACATTTATCTAAAACCTCATCTAGGTGCTCGCTCATCCAAATCTTTTTCCATTGCCAGAAATGAATTGGATAGAAAACCTTTGGTTGCTGTGCATATCTTAAAAGACCAAGCTTTTTAGCACACTTTGTTACAAGTAGTGGTCCTATCTCTGACCAAACTATCTTTGTCTTATCGTACTTAACTGAGTTATCTATTAGCATGGTAACAAGTTCAGAGTCTTGTGGCATTCTTAATATACCGTTTGCAAGTCGCCCCTCTTCTTCATACCCAAACAGGTAATCTCCAAAATCCCATTTGTGTCTAAGGCATATAGAGTCTGTATCAGTCCATGTAAGACCTGTTTTTTGTATCATTGTATATCTAAACATATCTGCGAATGGTCCATATGAATTCTGTACCTTGAAAATTTCAGACTCAGGAATTATCTCATTGGCATCAGACTTAACTACACCGTTTGGAACCTTCATGTCCATGTCGTAAACAAAAAGGGTAAAGGAATGTCCATAGTATATAAATGAAGCAAGAGCTGTCTGTTCAACCTTACTTAATGGATTGCCTATCCATAATGATCCAAAATCAGCCATGACTATATCCTATCATACAAAAAGAAAAGCCAGCCCATTTCTAGGCTGGCCTTCTTTGTTTTATACTACTTTACTTGACTGTTTGTTTTCCCGCCACCAGAAGATTTCTTGGCAGGTGCTTTTGCTGCCTTCTTCTTTACAGGTGCCTTAGCAGCCTTCAGAGCCTTGTCTACGGACTCAGCATCTGGCAATAGACCAAAAGCCTTGTCGTTAGGGTTAAGTGCTCTGATTGCTACTGGTGCAATAGCTGCGACTAATGCTGTCCATAGATCCTTTGGATCTGTCACGCCTGCCATGTACAGGGCTAAGCCTGATGCAAGTACTGATCTTCCATATGAAGATAGTAGCGCCTTTAGTTGTTCTGTATTCATTTTTCCTCCTAGGATATTCTATGATCTTTATGATCATCATGAGGCAAACTATTTTTAGATAGCCCCAATTCTTTGTAATGTTTAATAAAATTAATAATGTTTTCCCTTTCTTTTTCTGGAAAACCATTAATTAAAACTTGATTTATACCTTCACTTTGCAACTTTTTCATGAAGTCGTCAAACTGTTGAAAAGTAAAGAATTCAATGTCATTTACTTTACCTGTTTTTTCACCATCTCGCCATACAGGTCTATTAACATATTCTTCAGAAATACTAAGCTCTTCTTCTGTCCTTCTAATTATTGGTGTCAAAGCTAACATTATATTTTGACCAGATATGTCAAAACTATTTCCTACATCTTGACCGCTTTTTTCACTAACTACTGTCCAGTATCCATTTTTATAGTCTCTGTATGGCAATATCATTTTATTGCTGTTTTGCGAAACTTCATTAAAAACATATTCGTTGGTTGTTGATACATAAAAATCTAATAAATGCTTTCTTTTATTTCCAGGCATAGTGTTAAGCATTTTTACGTATTCTATCAAATAATTAGACCTATCAATACGATCTGAGTCATCATTGATATCTCCTATGATGCCCCCAAAATCTTTTTCATGCTCTTTAACATATCCAGATATTAGGTTAACCTGTATTCTGCCTGGAGCAATTGAGTTTATTGATTTGCTAATCATGCATAAATATTGTGGAGATATTGTATAGGGTCTAATTGCAACTAGATATTTAATCTTTTCATTTAGTCTTATATCTCTTGCTACTTTTGTAAAAACGTCACCAAGAATTGCGTCATATACAAACATAACTCCATCAAAATGACTCTTTTCTAATCTGGTTATTTCACCAGGATTAAAGTTTCCACCAAAGTAATAAAACTCCATATTACTATTATCTCATATATCCTGAAAGTATGTAGTAGCCAAGCCATAAACCAATAATGCCAGCGACACCAGCAAAAACTGGTGGTGCTGGAACTGGTAGCTTAAATGCAGCAAATACTACACCGCAACCAAAACCTGTAAGTATTGACAGGAATATGTCTTTCATTTTTCCTCCTCAGATGGTAAAAGTTTTTTTAGCTCTTTATACTCTTGTGATATTTTTTTCATTGAGTGATAGTGTGGATAAGCATCTCCTACCAATCCATACTCATCAAAGTATGCGATCTCTGGCTCAATTTCATTAACAAACTTTTTAAGACCAGACTGAACATCTTCAATATATTCGTATGCCCAATCACGAGAGTCAGATAAAAACTTGATAAAGTTTTCTTTGTGCACGTCGTTGTCAGACTCTTGTTGCTTAGTGCTATTAAAAACATCTTGCACCCTTACTAAAGACATAGCTAGGGTTAACATTCTTTGTCTAAGCAGAATAACCTTTAATGTCAATAAAATTGATGCCGTACTAACAGCAACAAGCAATAGTCCAATTATCATTGTAGTTAAATCCATTTATTTTACCGCTTCCCTAGATACTAACACAATTGCACCTTCCATCTCAAGAGCATTCTTAAGCTGAACAACATACTGTAATGCTTTTATTTTTTCATCATGATTCATAGCAATAAAGTCATACTCATTAAGTTTGATTGTAAGGAAATGATCATTGTCTATTAGTTTTACTGAAAAACCTTTAGGAGCAGTAATAGAGTGAAATGCTCTACGCATTGAATCAGTGTACATTTACTTTAATCCTTTTTCTTATCAACAAAATTAAATACTTCTTCAAGTGATTCCCAGCCCATGTCTTCATCAACTTCTAACGCTGCAAGAAATATATCCCATGTTTCATAAACATACTGTTTTGCAAGTTCATTTGGCTCAACAAGATCGTTGTCAACTAGGAATGCAATTGGAAGTCCAATATCGTTATATTCAATAAAGTCCTTAAAGTATTTATCTGACTTATAGTCCATCCATAGTTCACCTAGTATTGAACAGATTGATTCAAAACTGGTTACTTCTTTTCTGTTGTTAGACTTGTCCACATTTGACCCCACTTTTCTTTATTTCTGTGCCTGCTAAACTCTCTTGATATTTCGCCATTCTCTAAGTATATACCGCCCCAGACACCCCACTCTTTACCTGACACACCATTAGCAAAGCATACTCTTTGAACTGGGCATGACTGACACAAATCATCTATTTTTGGTCTGAGAGATTCATCTTCTTCATATTTGTCAAAAAATAAATTGGTATCTGAGTCAAAACAACGGCCTTCATCTTTCCATAAGTGTTGTTTCATATTTATACCTTATATCTATTTGGAATATCCCACCCATTGCGATCAGGTACAAAGTTTTTAGCTAAAAACCATTTTCCATTACGATAGATTCCGTTGATAGCTGTCTTTGCCATATCTGATTGTTTTGTTTCTACAACTGTCCAGCCATCCCAATGTAGATTGTAGTTCTTTGCAACAATCTTTTCCATTGTATTTAAATTATTTATGATCATTTTTACCCCTTTAGTATCGGAAAATTCCAACTTCAATGTTGTTTTGTTCTGCAGTCGTAACAAGTTTAGAAACAGGTTGCTTAGGCTTACTAAGAAAAGCAAGGTAGTTTACACTCTTGATATTTTCTTCAATGTACCATGTAGGCACCTGTATAAACTTAATCTTTCGTCCACGAGACTTCATACCTCTTTCTGAAAGATTACAAAACTCAGAAACAAAAGAGTTAACTGCAGCAGGTCCTGCTGAGTAAACTAAAAATTCTTTGTCTCCATCTTGCATTCCAGAAAGAGCGACACCCATAGCACGAAGAAAGACTTGATAATCATCAAAGTCAGTTGTTCCATGCACCGCTACTATCATCAGAATTTCCATTCTTTAAACTATCCAAAATGAATAGCATCTTATCAATATCCCGATTTGACATATTGTTTGTATCAATTGGCCTTACAGTTTCTGGATTAACCAATCCTTCAACAGTATCAGCTATATAAAACATATTGTCATGAACCCAATATGCATGATCTTCTATTATCAAAACCCTAACCGTATTGTTTTTCAAATGTTTTCTTGCTTGAGAAAGCGGTTTTGGCTTTTCAAAAAGATCATTAGGAATAAAATTCTTTACTATTTTGTGTATATCACTTTGTGTATATACTACTTTAGCAAAATATTTATCCTTCTTTTTTACTGCTATTATAATTATAGAGCATACTGCTATCAATGTCAAGTTGATAGCTAATAACTCAATCATTAGTTTTCCTTTTTAGGATGCTTAACAGTATAATTATCAATAATAGATTTAATTGTACCGTTTTTATTTAAACGGACAATTTTGCCATTTTTAATCTGTGTTGGATTAAATGATCCAGCCTTCTTCTTTGGCATTAATCGTTACCATTTTCTTTTGGTTTAAATATGTGTGTCAATGATTGAGACGTTGTATAGTCTTTACCAAAGTCAGCAAACAATGCTTTGTCTCTTTCACGATTAGCAATTCCTCTTGACCATGAATAACCTGCGTCTCCACCCCACGCAAGCCACATTATGTATCCATTAGATGGGTTTGCTGAGTTGCCCCAGTCCTTACCCTTCTTATCTACTTCATGGCGTGAAAAGTATGAGTACATTCTTTTAACAGTGCTAAGAGATATTGTTTCTCCTCTTGCTAACTGCCCTGCACGAGTCCAACCAACTGCAGTTCCTGCACCAGTTGCTTTTCCATCTTCTTTAAACTTAAGTGCTCTACGAGCTGCAGATCTTGCACCAGCAGGTGGTGAGTAACCTTCTGCTTTTGATACTGTATCTGTATCGTATTCAACTGTGTCATCGTCTTCAAATAAGTCATCTGCTTTTGCTACTGGAACACAGTTAGGAACCATTCTACCGCCTTCTCCAGGCTTCATTCCACGTTGTACATATCCATCCCAACATGGTGCTTTCTTGTTCATCTCATCTTGACAAACTGGACAGTCTGGGCAATCAACATTTAGCTCTTTGCATGTTTCGCATCCACAACCTTGATATGCTTTACCAATTGATGCCTCTGCTGGGCAACAATGAGATTTGCCAATTGATGAGTCGTACATAGCCATCTCT